ACTTTTGTATCCTTGACCAATAACGGAATCTTCTGCGCCTAAGCGATTGTCGCCTTCGTGAATTCGAATCTGATAGTCTTTCAATGCATCCAATAGCTTTGCGCTTCTTAGTGAGAATCCACCATTGCCAACTTTCTCTGTAGGTTTGATCCAAGAGAAACGATCTGGCCATGGTGCGCCGATGTAATCATAGTCATAGAATTCATCATTCCATGCAGAGCGATTAGCTGCTATGCCATCATATTGGATGATCAACGCGAACTCTGTTTTGATATAAGGCCATAGACCCTTCAAGCAAAATAAATTGTAGTCTTGAAGTGTAAAATTATCTTTGATCGAAAAATATTGTCCATAGTCCACGACTCGTTTATTGCTGAATACAAGAACATCTTCACAATCGATATTCTTAAGTGTAGACACAATCGAATGTGCCATCAACTCATGATGTGTATTGCCAATAATGACTGCTGTAATCTTTTTCATATTTTAGTGTGTGAGTATGATACGCCAACATCTACATTGTATTTGTTGAAGAATGTTGATGTAGGATCAAACCACGACATTAGCCAGGATCTAGTATCTCCAGGTTTGAATGTTTGAATAGCTGCGGAATGAAACTCTTGAAGAACAATACGCTTATCGATACCAGGATAGCAATTTGCGATATGCATACATCCTGAATTTATGCCAATAAATCTTGAGCCTGTTGCAATTATTTCTGCCGTTTCCCAAATGTCGAGTCCACGAAAATCTTTCGAATGTCCTCCAAGAGGCTTGTCTGTTTTACCGCCAACTTGAATCACCTCATAAGTATCCTCATCATAATTTTTGAGAATAGATGCAATAACTTCATCGGACATAATGCGAACAGAATCTTCACCATGATTAGCTCTGAACGGCGCTTCGCCATCTACAGTCCTATCTGATCCTGAAGTATGCACTACAATCCTATTTGGAAATCTTTTTACATCTTCATAGATGTACAGACGAGGATGACGTAATCGCACATCATTAAAATTCATGTTAACGCACATATACTCTGTCTGCGAATTGTAAACAACAGACTTCATTATATTTTCATGCGCTTTTATTTGTTCTGGAATACGTGCATCAGGCATGATAACAATCTCGTTTAGACCCTTCGCTTCATTTTCTTCCATAAAAACAACGTATGGATTATGCTTGAACGCCCAAATACGTTTATCTGTAATGACACATTTTTTACCTGTGACGTTATAGATGTTTTCTGGAAGTGCAGTAGTGCATACTTGATCACCGATTGCATGAAATAGAAAAGTCAATTTGTGCATAATATAAAATCTTTCTTAAGCTGTTGGTTTTGGCTTTCTCACTCTAGTCTTTTTGACTGGCTCAGGAATACCATTCTCTTTATTTAGAAGCTTCTCTAAACGGACTTTCACTTCGTCACCTTCCATCCAGATATCACGATTGTTCATTATAGACTTTATCTCTTCATCTGTCAAGAAGCCATTGTAGATTTTATTGATGATCTTTTCTGACCACTTGCGCTCTTTGATAAGCTGATCATACATTTCACCACCTTTGCCAAATGTGCCACCTGAGTAATTGTGGAACATGAACATGCAATGCTCTGATATCTCAAAATTATCTGCTGATAGAAAAATCATAGTAGCTGCTGACATACACATTCCTTCTGCGGATGCAACGATAGTGGCTCTAGATTCTGTCATAGCTCTAATGAATTGAATAGCAGTGAATAGATGACCTCCTTCAGAATTGATATGCAATTTGATAATATCATGATCTTCTGCATTCCTAATCATCTCAAATACTTTTGTATAGCACTTGGGTTCTTCAATCATTCCCGACAAATATACTGTGTATAGATTGCCTAAAGGTTTAGTAATGAATGACTCTGACGTATCAATTATATCCAATAAAGAGCCTTCATCCGAATTTTGTTGTTTCATAATTTCTCCATGTTTACATAACCATACTTGCAGATATAATACGAATCAATTATATCGGAAGATGGGTTCCATTGTTTCTCTGTCATGTTGAACTCATGTTTCAACTTTAAATCACATTCAAGCTCAAACGCATCTTGCATCTTTTGCTTATCTGAATTGCCTTTACCAGTAGCAAACTTTTTGATAACTGTAGGAGCAATCCCCAATACAGGTATCTGGAACTGCCACAATCTATACTTCAATATGCCAGTGTTTTCTGCAATGTTGAATACTCTACCTCTAGAACCCATAGAGTAGTCTTCAATGAAAACTCTTTCAACATCATTCAATAGAACAATGTCAATGAACTTAGAAGAGATTACATCATACCTCTGCATATCATCTTCATACTCAAAATATTCTCCTATGATGTTCTTAACTTTCACATCATACTTTTTCAACTGTGTCAGGAAATTTAGTCTACAATTCTCAAAAGTGAATTCAGGACTTTCAGTATCAAAAATGCAAATTGCTGGTGAGGTCATCGAATAATCGATGCCAGCTATTTTCATTCTCGTTCTTTCCATTCATCATCTTCATCATACACATCTTCAATAAGTTTATCCCACTCATCCAATTCGCCTGTATGATCTAATGCATCAACTGATACAATATCTTCTAATTCTTCTCCGCAGCAAGCACAAAATATTGGTGTCGATTCTGTTCCCGTTACAACGGTGTCTATTTGGTATTCTGCTCCACACGAATCACACAAAATTTGATAGTTTGACATTTATAGCTCCTTAGTAATAACACTGTCAGAACTATATATGCTCCTAGAATTTTATGCTTTGCCCCAAACGTCATCCCACTTACCAGATAGAGCACCCTTAGAATAATCTGTTACTCTATTCTCAAAGAAATTTGTATGCGTAGGCGCATTAATCATTTCTTCTACCCACGGTAGAGGATTCTTCTTACGCTTAAAGATACCTTTCATGCCAAGACTGATCAGGCGTCTGTCTGTAATGTAACGGATGTATTCTTTAACATCTTCTTTCGTAAGATTCTGCATTGGTCCTAATTCAAATGCAAGATCAATAAACTTGTCTTCTAGCTGAACCATCTTCTCTGCGATAGTGTAGATACGACTCTTCAAGTCATCATTCCATATTTCACGATTCTCTTCAATGTATGTACGAAACAACTTAATCATTCCTTCTGTATGCTGAGTTTCATCAACGATAGACCAAGTGATGATCTGACCCATACCCTTCATCTTACCGTGCCGTGCAAAGTTAAGCAACATGATAAACGAACTGAACAATTGCATACCTTCAGTAAATGCAGAGAATACTGCAACGTCTGTAGCAATAGAAGTTGCGTCTTTAGTTTTATTTGACATATCAAGTAGGTACTCATGCTTATCACGCATCTCTTGATACTCTAAGAATTCATTATACGTAGTTTCGGGAAGTCCTAGAGTTTCAATCAAGTGACTGTATGCAGCAACGTGCAAAGCTTCACGCGCGGAGAAGCCTAGCAGCATCATTCGAACTTCAGGCTGAGGAAAGTTTGGTAGATAATTCTTAACATATCCACCAGCAACATCAATGTCACCTTGAGTAAAGAACCTGAAGATATGTGTTAGAAATTTCTTTTCTTCATTAGTAAGATTCTTCTTCCAATCTTTTACGTCATCAAGCATAGGAACTTCGGTATGAAGCCAATGACTCTGTTCATGTTTTAACCATGCGTCATATGCCCATGGATATTGAAACGGCTTGAAGTGTGATCTTTCATCCATTAACGTCTGTGTTATTGTAATTTTTTTTGCGTTCATTATTGTTGTTCACTCGCTGTTAGTTTAATGTCTAGTTTTGGAAACTTCTCACGAATCAATGCGAAAAGTTCCTCTGGTGTTTTGCCTTGTCCTACAAATGTATTAGTCTCTTTCATCCATGCATAGAATCCTTCACTATGTTTTTCGATTAGAATTTCTTTTATAGACAGTTCTTCTTTCTCTTCTTTACTATCATCAAGTAGTAGAAATAGAAATAATAAAAATAAATTTATGATTAGTTGCATTTATCAATTGCACCAAGATTGTTTTGCTTCACCGTAGTATTCTCTTGCATATCCATTCTGAATAAGCATTGTACGGAGACTCTTACCGTCAAGAATAACGTCACCCAATACTCTACCGCCATACTTGTCCCAATCCATTAGAACAACTTGGCGATGTGTAGCCGCATTAATCTGTGCCTTTGTAAATGCCGAAGCAGCTTGACCCTTTACATCTTCACTAGGACATCCGGCACGAAAGCCTTTTTCAGGCGTGTCTACACCAAATACACGAATGCTGAGTTCCTTTTTTAATGGATCAGGCAAAAAGTTTGCTTGAAACGCTACTGTGTCACCATCAATTACTCGCGTAATGATAGCATCATATGTGACACCTTCTTTTTGCTTTTGTGCAAATGATACTGTTGCCAATAAAGACAACGCTAGAATTATTAATAGTTTTTTCATTTTTCTTCCTTTTCGTACATAACTGTGTCTGTGTCGCCTAATGCCCACTTAGCATCAGTTTCAACAGACCATCTTTTTGTTGCTACTTTAAAATCTGGACGTTTCAACTCACTAGGATTGCTTGATGGTTCAAGTATAAGCAATCTATTATTTGGTTGACACGCAAATTGACCATTGTCACATTTTATAAAGTTATACGATTTATGGTCTTCTGGGTCTTCTGAGAATCCAGTGTCGATTGTATTAAAATCTGGATGTGCTGAATCTACTGTGAACATATATTCACCATACATCCAACCACCATTCTTTAATTTGAATTTACATTTCATCGATTGAAGTTGTGCTTTCTTCAACACTGTAATGTCATAGCTTAAGCAATCCCATAACTGCAAGTAGTCGAGTGGTAGAGGCTCACCTTCAATTGGTTTCCAGCAGTATGCGCTGATAGGAAGCTTATCATATAGTGCGCCGTAGTCATTCAAATACGACTCAATGCGAAAAGCTTGTCCACGCAAAGATTTAATGCTGACCCACCAACACGATTCTAGTTGACCATGACCACGTTCAAAATCGTAAAGAAACTCTTTACGAACAAAGCATTTTACTGGAGGTAGATTTGCTATGATGTGTGCCATTAACCTTCACATGCAAGGCATGTGTCTCCATCGATTAGTGCAGTCATGTTTAGTTCCTTAATAATCTCTCGTTCGATTCTCTTAGAAACTTTATCTGCTTTACCAATCTTTTCTGAACGGCAGTAGTATAGCGTCTTAAGTCCTTGTTTCCATGCCTGAAAGTGTACTGCATGGAGATACTTCACGTTCACATCTGGTCTAAAGAATAGATTTAGCGATTGTGCTTGATCGATATATTGCTGTCTATCTGCTGCAAGTTCAATGACCCAACGTTGGTTAATCTCCATAGAAGTCTTGAACACATCTTTGTTCCAATCATCCATCCAAGTCAAATGTTGTACTGATCCATCATTCGCAATGATTGAAGACCAAATGTCATTGTAATCATTAGTTGATATTGTTTCACCGTCACCTGCCAAATAATTTTGAATAACTCTATCAAGCCACTTATTCTTATTCAATGAAGAACCTGATAGTGTATCTTGGCGATATGCGTTAGCACGATATGGTTCTACAGAAGGAGAAGTGTTACCCATGATAATACTGCTTGATGCGTTAGGAGCAATAGCCATAACGTGAGCAAACCGCTGCCCTGTTCCCACTGCATCAGGAGCTTCACCTCTAGTTTTTCCCAAAGCAAGATTAGCTTCATCTAATTTAGTCCTAATATGTTTGAAGATTCTATAGTTAGCAGACTTTGCTAATGCGCTTTCCCATGCAAGATTATTCTTCTGTAAGTATGCATGGAATCCTAATGCGCCGAAGCCTATAGAACGTTCTCTTTTTGCAGAATGAATTGCCCTTGAAACGTGTTCTGGTGCATTGTCAATGAAGTATTGTAACACATTGTCTAGCATCTCTGCAACATCATGCAGGAATAATTCGTTATCTTTCCACTCGTCAAAGTATTCTAGATTGCCAGATGATAAGCAACAGACTGCTGTTCGGTATTCGTCCGTAGCTAGAATAATTTCGGAGCATAGATTAGACTGCTTAACAGATAGGCCCATCTTCTTTTGAAAGTCTGGTAGTCCTCTGTTTGACGCATCGATGAAGTGGAGATATGGCTCTCCCGTTTGCATACGTGTGTCTAGAATTCTTTGCCATAATTCTTTTGCAGACACGACTTCACGAACGACTTTGCTTTGCGGGTCTTTTAGTTCCCAACTATCGTCAGCATTTTTGTCTAACATGCATCGTTCAATAATCTGCATAAAGTCATCTGTAATGTTAATGCCGTGGTGTAGATTCATTGTGCGCAGATTAGGATCGCCTGTAGGCTTACGCATCTCTAAGAATGAAATGATATCAGGATGGTTGATATCCAAATACGCTGCGTAAGAACCTCTACGTGTGCTGCCTTGTCTATACGCAAGCGAGGATGCATCATACGTGCGCAGGTGAGGCATTACACCTACAGACTTATCATCAGAAGATCGAATGCCGACACCAATACCAACACCGCCTCCTACCATTGATAGCCAGTTTACTTCCGCGAGACAATCGACAAGGCCTTTTGCACTATCATGGAGATAGGGTAAAAAACATGAGATAGGTAGTCCGCGGCTGCTACGACCATAAGAAAGAATGGGAGTAGAATAACTAAGCCAATGCTTTGAAGCGTAATCATAAAGCCTTTGAGAATGTTCTGGATTTGATCCGAACGCCTTTGAAACGAAGGCGAATCTTTCTTGAGGAGATATTTCATCATCTTTCATGTAACTTTCTTTAAGTCTTTTAATTCCTAATTCATCGAATAGTTTGTCTCTACTATAGTCTACCGTAATGCCATGCACAATTGCTGTAGTCATTCAATACCTCTTTAATCTTTTATTGTTTTAATAATGGGAAATACCTTTGCGATAACTTCAGCACATGCTTCGGCTATCTGTCTATGCTCTTTTTGAGTTCCAATCTCAATTCTCAAGTCAATGTAATGAATCCATGAACGGAGTGTTCCATTTATATACAGACGGCTTATGGTGTTGCCTTCTGGTAGTACTGCTCTAGCTTGTTCTTTTGCAATACCATTTACGATAGCCCAATCGTATGCACTTTTTGCCGAAGCAATAACAAATCTTTGCTGCTCTTCCCAAAGCATTTGTAGTGCAGTATTATCTGTTTCTATACTGTTTTGTCTATTTTTCGTATCCTGTAATCTGGCTTCTCGCAATACAAAGTCCAAATCTTTTGTTGGATCAGCGTAGCGTTGGCTGAATTCTTGAAAGGAGAAACTTCTATGTCTAAGGAACTGTCTAGCAATGTCTCTTGTGGTTTCAACTTCAAGACAGACTGAGACCATTTCAAGTGGACTCCAGTGCTTGTTTCTAATAAGGTATTTGATAAGTCGTTCCGAAGTTTCGGAATTGGACTGATTGGAGGGATTAGA